AAATTAGTGACAGCAGTGGAATACATTTAACGTATGACGACACAAAAGAACAAGCATAGCGTTGCCGAGCGCATTAATAGTGATGTTAATGCGCGAGTCACGTACAAGTCAGATTTAGAGCAATTTGACACGCCTGAGTTTTGGGTTAAAGCAGGTCAATACGGTGATTGTGAGGATTATGCTTTAGCTAAACGTGAAGCATTGTTACAAGCAGGATGGCCTAAAGATAAACTTGGTCTGTGTGTTTGTGAGGCGTTTGGCGGTGGACATTGTTGTTTATGGGTTGATACCGATAAAGGAAGTTTCATCTTAGATAACAATTACGCTTTCCCAATGAAACCAAGCGAATTACCTTATAAGTGGGAGTCTATGTTATGCGATTGTCAGTGGGTGCAGTTGCGTGGGTTTGCTTAACAATAGCTTTAACAGCTTGCTCTACACCAAATAATAACGAAAAACCTGTGTTTGGTAATAAGATTTATCAGTATAAAGGTTGGACAGATTATTGTCAAAGACACCCTAAAGATACTGATTGTAAAGAATAAGGATAGTGCTTAGAGGGTTTTCTTTTAGGCTACAAGGAAGCTATAAATAATTCTTTACAAATACGAAAGTTGTGTTATAATCTATTTTTATTTGAGAGGTGGATTATGAGCAAGTTAGTGTTTGGTGTTGGTATTAATGATGGCAGTAGACCTGCTAACAGAGACGGAAAATCTGTTAAAGAGTATGCTTTGTGGACAAATATGCTGAATAGGTGTTTTGGTAGTAAGTACCGAGCAAGAAAAGTTTACGAAGGCTGTGTTCTATCAGAGAATTTCTTAAACTACACCTACTTTTACGATTGGTGTCAAGTACAAATCGGGTTTGCTAAAAATGACTGGCAACTTGATAAAGATGTTCTTGCGCAGTGTAACAAAACATACAGTGAAGATACTTGCGTGTTTGTACCAAAAGAAATCAACTCGTTTTTTACAGATAGTAGAAAAGCGCGTGGAGATTGTCCTCAAGGTGTTAGTTTTGACACTAACAGCGGAAAGTATAAAGCATATTGTAATGTTGGTGGAAGATTAAAACATTTAGGTTTGTTTTTAAATAAGCAAGACGCTTTCTTGTCTTATAAACCTTTCAAAGAAGCTCTTTGTAAACAATTAGCCTTAAAATGGAAAGATGAAATAGACACTCGTGTTTACGAGGCTATGATGAAGTGGGAGGTTGACATAACCTCTTAGGTATTTATATGGTAAAGAAAGATATTATCGCACCGAGAAGCGTTAAGCAACATATGTTTGTCAATGCTGACGCTGATGTAACTATTTTTGGCGGGGCGGCTGGCTCAAGTAAGAGCTATAGTGGACTAATGTCTTTCTTGCCTTATATCAAATATCCTACATTTCGTGGAGTAATCACCCGTAGAACATTTGCAATGTTGAAAGGTACAGGTGGTATATTGGATACTGCCTTGCAAATGTTCAAGAAAGTTGAACCTAGAGTAAAATGGAAGTCTCAAGATAGTAAGTTTGTTTTCCCTAGTGGTGCTGAAATCTCGTTAAAACACTTTGAGCATATTACAGACGATCAGACTTGGCAGGGGTTGCAAATGAACTATTGCCTAGTGGACGAAGCAACCAATTTCGATGAACAACAAATCATGTATATGATGAGTCGTTTGCGTAATCCAAGTTGTCCAGAGGTGAAACCGCGTATTGCAATGACTACAAACCCCGATGCTGACTCATGGTTAAGAAAGTGGTTAGACGATTGGATTGACGAAGATGGTTTTCCGAAAGAGTCTTTGTGTGGTGTAAAACGATACTTCATAACTAGAAATAATAAGCTATTGTTTGCTGATACACAAGAAGAATTACATAAGTTATACGATACACCAAACAATGTTATAAGACCAAAATCTTTTGCATTCATCAATGCTACTATTAAAGACAACCCAACCCTTTGCGAAATTAGTCCAGAATACGTTGATTGGTTAGACCAACTACCTCGTGTAGAAAGAGCTAGGTTATATTTAGGCAATTGGGATGTTCGCCAAGAATCTAGTGGATACTGGAAACGTGAGTGGTGTGAAGTAGTACATTGTCCACCTCTGAATGTTGTTAAGAAAGTCAGAGCATGGGATTTGGCGGGTACACTACCATCTGATACAAACCCTGACCCTGACTACACAGTAGGTGCTTTGTTATCAAAAGACAGGTTTGGTACATATTACGTTGAAGATGTTGTAAGGTTTAGAGCTAGACATGGAGAGGTTTTCGAGAGAATCCTCAAGACAGCAAAAGAAGATGGCGATGATGTTTTAATCAGTATTCCTCGTGAAATTGGTGTTGCTGGTAAAGCCTATACACAAACAATTATCCGTGATTTAGCAGAATATGGTTTCTATGCTAAAGCAAAGCCAGCACAATCAGCTAAAGTCACACGTTTTGCACCATTCTGTGCGGCAAGTGAACAAGGTTGTGTGAAGATTGTATCAGGGGATTGGAATGAAGATTTCTTCGAGGAATTGCAATCCTTTGATGGGAATAAGAAAAAGAGACGACATGACGATCAAGTGGACGCTGTGGGTGACTCGTTTATGATGTTAGCCTCTAGTGTTCAAATCCCTGTCTTTTCTATGCCTGATTTAAAAGCCTCCACCCCTTACGATTTTGCAAGCTAATCATTAAAAGGAACAACAATGGATGAAAAAGCCGATGTTTCTATCTTAGAAACAGGGGACGGAGTTGTTCCCCGAATTAAGTTAGGTGAACAGGGGTACACTGGTTTACAAGTAAGTAACGGACAGATTTACGAAGAAGCAAACCGTGAACTACGTTGGCCTAATAGTATAAAGACATTTAAGAAAATGTCAAGAGATGCAACAATCTCTGCGGCATTAGACTTCTTTCGTGACATGATTAGTCGTGTTGAGTGGAGAGTAGAGCCTAGTGATAAGAATGATGAAATAGCTTTAGCTAAAGCTCAATTCTTAACACAATGTATGACAGACATGGAACAGTCATGGGCTTCTTTCATTCGTGAAGTATGCTCGTTTAACACTTACGGATTTAGCATCCATGAGAAAGTGTATAGACGTAGATACAAGACACAAGGTAGTCGATATAACGATGGATTAGTAGGTTTACGCAAGTTACCTATTCGTTCACAAGACACTATTGATAAGTGGGTATTTAGTCCCGATGGCAGAGAATTAACAGGTGTAGAACAATCCTTAACGGTGTTAAACAGTGTTGGTTTTCAACTACAAAATAGACCAACAAAGATTGAGATACCTCGTAACAAGTTTTTGTTATTCAGAGCCAATAGTTATAAGGATAATCCAGAAGGTGTTAGTCCTTTAGTAAAATGTTACATTGCATACAAATTTAGAACACAATTAGAAGAAATTGAGGCTGTTGGTTATTCTCGTAACTTAGGTGGTGTTCCTCATTTAGAGTTACACCCTCGTTACATGGCTAGTGATGCCAGTGACGAAGAAAAAGCTGTTTACGAGATGTATAAGAAAATCATCACTCGTATTCATAATAACGAACAAGCAGGTATCATCACCCCTCTGATGTACGACCCTGAGACTAAACAACCTTATTTTAAGTTTAGCTTGTTGTCTGTACAGAATAGTGGTAGTCAGCATATCCATGAAGCTGTAAAAAGATGGGATAAGAAAATCCTTACAGCATTGTCTGCTGATGTTCTTATCTTAGGTCAAGACCAAGTAGGTAGTTTTAGTTTAGCAGGTAGTAAAACAAACATCTTAGCTGTTGCTATCGATGCACGTTTGAAAGAAATACAAGAAGTGCTAAACACTGATTTGATTCCCTCTTTGTTCAAATTGAATGGTTGGGAAGATGAAGAATTACCTAAGTTTGTTTATGGTGACTTAGAAGAACGTGATTTAGAAATCTTATCTAAAGCTATTCAACGTATTGCTGCTGTTGGTCTTGTTGCTAAAACACCTGATAACGTCAATGAAGTAGCTAAGATGTTAGACCTCCCTTACCGTGTAGATGCTGATACAACACAAGAAGAACTTGATGCTTTGTTAGGTAAAGATGTGTCAAGAGCAGGGGATGGAATGGCTAAGTCAGGGAACGGTACAAGTGACAAGATAGCTGAGAATAACACCTCAGATTTAAATACGGAGAATGCAGCGTGAAAGAGATAAACAAAAGCGTTGTCCAAACATTTGCTGATAAGTTATTAGATTTAGTTAGTATGACGTTTGGTGTTGACACTAAGTCAGAGCCTACTGTTGAGGTTACAAAAGCATTAGATGTTGAACAACGTAGAGCAATGTTTGTTGTACTAGCACCCAATGAAGTAGACGAACATGGTGATATGAATACAGAGGAAGCTGTTGAGAAGGCTTGCATCTCTTTCAATACCATGTGTAACAAAGCTAACCTATTCCACCGTATTGATACACAACACGTTGTCATTGAACAATCATACATCACTCCTGTTGGTTTTGCAACAGACAGTGGTGTCGAAGTTAAGAAAGGTAGTTGGTTACAGTGGTTACACTTCCCTAGTGACAACCCTAATTCTGAATTACTTTGGAAGATGGTTAAAGACGGTGACATACAAGGTGTTAGCGTAGGTGCTACTGCTGTATTCACAGAATTAAAAGAGAATGACAATGCAAGCTAAACGATTGATACACGAATATCGTTTTGACAAAGCAACACATCATGTGGCTTTGGTTCACAAGAATCAAGGAGGCGCAGCGAATGGCTATAAAGAAGCCTTAGTGTTGAAGTCAACAAACGATATTCAAGATGAAGATATTGAAAAAGCAACAATGGTTAAAGTCACACTACCTTTTGATGATTTCTTAGAGAAGTTCTTTGGTATGTGGTGTGATGATGCTGAAACGCTTACACAAATCTTAGGCTTTGAATTAGAAGAAGATGACATGGAAGAAAATATGTCATGGGAACAATACAAAGCTAAAGAGGAAGAAGAAAAACAGAAATTCATTCAAAGTGTAGAAATCTTAAAGTCATTGAAAGATGGCGATGTTTCTATCGGTGACTTGAGTGCTAAATCATTCTTGTCTGTTCTTGAGGCTCAAGAGAAATTTGAAGCCTATCTACAAAAAGCAAAGGAGACCCCTGTGAACACAGTGGAATTACAAAAAGCTAAACAAAACTTAGCTGATGTAACTGCTCAATTAGCCGAATTACAAAAAGCTAAGGACGCTGTTGCACAGGAGTTACAAGCTGCATTAGCAGAAGTACAAAAAGCTAAGGAATTAAATGACGCGTTGATTGCCGAAAAACAAAAAGCAAAAGACGATGCTCGTTTGCAACAATTAGAAGCTGTTAAATCGAAAGAGGAAGCTGCTGATTTGTTCAAATCTTTAAACTCTTTAGATGATGTGGCTTTCGCTACTGTTATGAAAAGTTTAAAAGCCGCTTCTGACTTAGAGGCAGAAGTATTCAAAGAGAAAGGCGTTAGTGGCGGTGCTGATGATAGCACAGATTTAGTCGCTAAAATGTTAGCCAATAAATATAAAGCACAATAATCTAGGAGATTAAATATGTCTGCTGTCGCAATCGACACCCCACGTTTATCAAGTGTAGTAATGCACGAATACGAACCTTCCACACAGTATTGCCGTGATGTTATCACCGTTAATGAAGGTAGTCAATTAGAATACCCAATCGGTACAGTGTTAGGTAAAGTAACTGCTACTGGCAAATACAAACGTGTTGAAGCCACTGCTACTGACGGTAGTGAAGTAGCTGCCGCTATCTACATTTCAGCTAAAGATGGTAGCTTTGGTACATCCACTATCGCTGCATCTACTGACACATCTGTTATCGCCTTAGTACGCGGTGCGGCTATTGTAGGTAAAGCTGGTTTAGTTTTTGGTGCTTCTGTGAACACCACTAACGAATTAAATACTGCCTACGGTGAGTTAGCTGCTGTTGGTATTTTGTGTCGTGACCAAATCGGTTCTTTCCCAACAATCGCTTAATAAGGAATTAAAATAATATGGCCATTATTCGTTCATACACAAATGCTTTTGAGGTCATTGACCGCAGTCCTGAGATTAACTCAATCCCTAACACTTACGGTATTGTTGGTGCTTTAGGTATCTTTGGTGAAGTACAAGGTTTGACTACTCGTACTTTGTCATGGGAAGATATTACACACAATACTGCTATTATGCAAGACGCACCTTATGGTGGTCGTAGCATTTATGGCAAAGACAGTGCGCGTAAACTCTACTCTGCACCTATCCCACACTATCCTTTGGACTTTAAAATCAGTCCAGAAGATGTACAGGGCAAAACAGCTTATGGTACTAACGACCAAGCTGAAACTGTTGCTGCTGTTGTAATGCGTAAGTTAGAAACCGCTAAACGCTCTCACGATTTATTCTTAGAAGTATCTCGTGCTAAGTTACTTGAAGATGGTAGTGTATATGCACCTAACGGCACAATCTCTCACAACTTCTACACCGATTTAGGTGTAACCCGTAAAGAGATTGACTTCGTATTAGGTACTGCTGGTACTGATGTTATCGGCAAAATCGAAGAAACTATCGCTTACTTAATTGACAATTCGTTTGTTGGTGGTATGGGTAGCACTGGTATGGTAACTATTTGTGGTAGTGGCTTCTTCACTAAGTTGATTAACCATCCAAAAGTACAAGCTGCTTATACTTATTACCAGTCAACTCAGGAACCGTTGCGTAACCGCTTAGGTAGCAATTTGCCAATGGGTACGAGAGTTTTTGAGCATGGTGGTATGAAGTTTGTTGAGTATCGTGGTTTGAAACCTGATGGTACTGCTTACATTGGTAGTAACGAAGCCCGCGTTGTGCCAACAGGTATGTCTGATGTTTTCCAAAATTACGCAGCACCTGCATTGAAGATGGATACCGTCAATACTATTGCATTACCAAGCTACGCTTTCCAATATACCGACCCACGTGGAAATGGTATGGAAATTGAGACAGAATGTAACATCATCTCTGTTGTTAAAAAGCCGCAGTTAATCATTCGTGCTTATTCTAGCAACTAAGATATAAGGCAGTTGAAAAACTGCCTCCCTCTTGAAATAGAGGGTAAACTTTTAAGTTTTCGACAGAGAGTTTAAAAGTTTATTGTGTAAAGTAACTTGACAAAACATAAACCTGTGATAAAATAAAAGTTTTATTATTTGTTGAGGTGTGATGTGAACAAGTTAGTACATGGTAAAGGATACAATGATGGTAGTAAACCTGCTAACATAGGTGGTAAGAGTGTTAAAGAATACATTTTATGGGTTGGTATGCTAGAAAGATGTTTTAGTGATAGCTGTCAAACCAAACATCCAACTTACAAAGGTTGCTCTGTGTCCGATAACTTTTTAAACTACTCTTACTTTTATGATTGGTGTCATAAGCAGATTGGATTCGGTAAGCAAAACTGGCAACTTGATAAAGACTTGTTATTGGTTGGCAACAAAACCTACAACGAAGATGTTTGTGTATTTGTACCACAAGAGATGAACAAGTTTTTCACTGACAGTGGTTTTACTAGAGGGTGTTTACCTTTAGGTGTTAGCTTTGACAAAGAAAGTGGTAGGTATAAAGCAAGTTGTAGTGTGAACGGTAAACAAAAAACAATTGGTCGTTTCAACACACCACAAGAAGCATTTGTTGCTTATAAACCATTTAAAGAAGCTCTTTGCAAACAATTAGCTTTAAAATGGCAATCAGAAATCGACCCACGATTATTTAACGCAATGATGAAGTGGGAAGTAAAAGATATTTAACTAAAAGAGGCGTACAAATGACACTAGATTTATCAAACTCAGCAATAGACCGTGTGCGCCTTCGTTTAGGTGATGTAAATTGTCCATACATATTAGACGACCAATCAATCGAATATTATATCACTAAAAATAATGGTAACGAGAATAGGGCTTACAAAGAGCTTCTTACTGTTGTTTTATTTTCTTTGTCAAGATATACAAGAGAGAGAGCAGGTGAGGTTGAGGTCTATGGTAATGAGTACTTCCGTCAATATTATGATGCTGTAAAACTCGCTTTGTCTAATCCCGATTTGAATTACATCGTTGCTGTCCCTTATGCTGGTGGTATAAGCCGCCATGACATGGCAGCAAACCAACAAGATGTAGACTCAGTTGATAAACCGTTTTATAACGGCTTCACTGATGAGACACCTTCTTATTTGAATAAGACAGTGTTTGCGCCCTCTGAAAGTGGGGTGTAGATGTGGCAAAAGGTGGAAGACGAACAGGCAGCAAGAACAATAAACTGGACATTAAACTTGATTTAGAACCACTAGACTTCTTGCAAAAGCGTTTATCTGATGTAGATGCTAAAGAGATAAGATGGGGCTACTTTGACAAAATATACACAGCACAAAAGCCAAATGATAGAAGAACTGGGCTACCTGTTGCGGTTATAGCTCTTTGGCATGAATACCTCCAAGCAGCAGGTGAGGGCGGTTATCCTAAACGACCTTTCTTTAGTCAAGCTATTCCTGATTTCCAAGTAGTTGGTAAGAATATAGCACCGTTTATCTTTGGTCAAGAATTACTTGGTAGGATAAAGAACACACAAGGCGGTATAGAAAACGCTTTCCAACATCGTTTAAGTACCATTGCTAAACGTATGTGTGCTTTAGTTGTTGCTTCTATTGATAGTGGTAATTTTACTCAGTTAAGTGATAGACACGTTAGAAACAAAATCAAGAATGGTTTTCCACCTGACATTTTAATTGAAACAGGTCAGTTACGCAACAGCTTACAATGGATGATTGTAAGCAAGAAAGCATACGGTACAAACAGAAAAGTCATTGGTAACGTATCTGACGAAACAGTTAAAATCGTATTAAAACAAGACTTCAACGGAGAATAAAATGCTAACACCACGTTTTCTATCCGTTGGTAGCGTATGCCTTACCGTGAAACGTAAAACAGCAGGAAGCTATGTCAATAGTAGATGGCAAGAAGGCACAGAAACAACAATTAAGATTAAAGCCAATGTACAACCAAACCTATCAGGTAGAGATGTAAGAACACTACCCGAAGGCGATAGAAGTAAAAAGACAATCAAGTTATATACAACATCTGATATGAATGTGGCAGAGCAAGGTGAATTACTTGAGGGTGATAAAGTGTTGTGGAAAGGTGAGTGGTATGAAGTGAGAGCTACATTCCCTTACGAGATGGGTGTTCTTAATCATACGAAAGCTATTTGTGTTAGAGAGGAGACAACATGACAGATGTTCTCAATTCATCTTACACAAGCATAGAAGATAGTATATCCACAGCCGTTAATTCTTTAGGTCTTGGCATAACAACAATATGGCATAACAACAATGGTGTAGAGCCTGATACATCATATTTAGCGATGGTGGTTGTGTCAGATACGGCAATGTCTAGTCCGTACGAAAGTGTGCTTGTCAATGGTACAACAAGAGAAGTGATACTAACAGCACAGTATGAAGCTGTTGTTAGATTTCAATTCATTGGTAAGAACAAACAAAATGGTGGTAGTAATATCAATGCTGCTAACATTGCTAAAACATTTGAAACAAAGATGCGTTTTGCAGGAACACGTTTAAAGTTTGCTGATAACGGTTTATCTGTTGTTCGAGTAGGTTCTTTAAAACAAATCCCTGTCATGCGTGACAATGCTATTTATACAAACACATCTATTGATATTGTGTTTGGTTATGAGCATATCACAAAAGATGTGTACGACACTATTGATGAAGTAGAAGTGACGGGTACATATCAATTCACTTATGTTCCTGCTTTCTCTCATGGGTACGGAAACAATTATGGCTATTCATACGGAATGGTCACAACAACAGCAACAATAGAGGACTACAATGTTTCTCTTACTCTGCCATAAATAATAAATAGGAGTCAACATGACAACAATTAATGATATTGTTAATGTCAGTATCACACGAGAAACACGCTCTATTCAACGTGCTTCTTTCGCAATCCCTTGTTTCATTGCATCTCATGTTCAATTTAGTGAACGTGCTAAAGAATACAACAGCATTGATGAAGTGACAGCAGATGGGTTTGCTACTACATCTAATGTGTACAAAGCAGCATCTAAATACTTTAGTCAAGAAGTGGCTGTTGATAAGATTATCATTGGTCGAAGACAAGTAGATGTAGCTACACTAACACCAACCGTAGCTAACAATGCTGTTTACAGCTTTAAATTAAATGGTACAACAATCAGTTATACCTCTGATAGCTCTGCTACGGCTGCCGAGATTGTAACAGGTTTACAAGCCGCTATTACAACAGCAGGGATTACTGACCCTGTTGACAGTGGTTCTACTACATTAATTTTAACATTAGGTACTGCTGACGGTTTCACTGTTACAGACTTAACCTCAAACTTATCAATGGTGCTAGATACCTCTACAGAAGCATGGGGTGATACTATTGATGCTGTTCGCAATGAAAACAACGAATGGTATTGTGTAAGTATTGACAGTCGTTTAGAAGCTGACTTCCTTACTGTTGCTGCTTATGTTGAAGCTATTAAAGCTACATCACCTAAATTGTTTGTATTCTCTAGCTCTGCTTCTGCCGTTAAGACATCTTCTACAAGCGACATCTTTAGTCAGATGAAAGCATTGAATTATGAGCATACAGCTTATATTTGGAAAGGTGACGCTGCTGATTATCCTGAGTGTGCTTTAGTAGGTCGTTTTGCACCTGAACAAGCTGGTAGCAATGTTTGGGAACAGAAAACACTTATCGGTACTACTGTTGACAACTTAACAAGTGGTGAAGCTAATTACATCTTAGGTAAGAATGGTTCTACTTATGAGCGTGTCGGTGGTTTTGATGTTGTTGTTGGTGGTAAAGTAGCTTTTGGGGAATGGACGGATGTGATAGTTTTTTGTTCGTGGTTAAAATCTCGTTTACAAGAAAACACATGGTTCTTGTTGGTAAACACTCGCAAGGTCGGTTACACCGCAGCAGGTGCTGCATCTATCGAAGCTGCTGTACGTCAAACATTAGCTGAGGGCATTCAAGTAGGTGGTTTAGCCTCTGACCCTGAACCTGTTGTAACAGTTCCTAATGTGTTATCTTTAAGCTCTGCTCAACGCGCTTCTCGTGTATTGCCAAATGTTAGCTTCACTGCTCGTTTAGCTGGTGCTATTCGTGCTATTAACATTTCTGGTACAGTGTACGCTTAATAAGGAGATAAATTATGTCTAGCAATCGTACTACTACATTATCTCCTCAAGATACTGTTATCGTCATCACCCACAAAGCATCAGGTATGGTGCATACATTAGGTGGGTATATGGACGGTACACATATCACTATTGAGATGAATGCTGATAAAACCTATAACAAACACGTTGGCGTGGACAATGTTCACTCCCGTATTTATAACTCTGATACCTCTGCATCTATTACAGCTTCTTTAGCACAAACATCTGCATCTAACGATGTTCTTTCTTGGTTATACAAGTATGATGTTGCTAGTCGTAATGGTGATGGTTTGTTCTCTATGTTGATTCGTGATGGTTCAGGTCGTAGTTTCTACTACACTGACGAAGCGTGGATTAGTGACTTACCTGATAGCACATTCGGTAATGACATGAATGGTCGTGATTGGATGTTTGACACAAGCCGTATGGATATTTTATTAGGCGGTAATGGTAAAATCAGTCCAGAAGATATAGCTGCTATCGAAGCATTAGGTGGTAACGTACCTGCTGAATGGCGCGTATAAGATTAGGAGATTCCTGTGAGTGTTTATACTTATTCACCATCTGACATAAGCGTTACGCTTGCAGGTAGAAAGCTCTATGGCTTTGCTGAGGGACAGGTAGTTTCTATTAAACGTGAAACACCTGTCTTTACACATAGACGTAGTATGGACGGTAATGTTGTTGTCTCTGTTAATAGACACAGCACTTACACAGTGACGGTGACATTAGCACAAACATCTCCTGTCAATCAATTCTTACACCAAGCACAAAAGTTACAAAAGAACAGTGTGTCTGTGTTAAACAATAGAAGTCCTTTTAGTGGATTGAGTGGTTTGGCAAAGATTAAAGCTGTGTCATCTAGTCTTATGACAAAGATGCCTCTTATCATTAAATCCGATAAGAGCATATTCTTTTCTACTAAAGTTTGGTTAGAGGAAGAACCTGAAGTCACATACTCAAAAGGAATTGAAAACAGAGTATGGACAATCAAATGTTTTGATGCTTCTCATACTATTGCTGGCGTAGATGATGACAACGATTTCTTAGAAGCGTTAGCTGCTATACAAACATTATCAGAAGCAACATCTATTATTGAGGGGTTATTTTAATGTCATTAACATTCTATGACCCATCTGAAAACACATTATCCGTAGCAGGTGTTATGTTAGGTGGGATTACAAGAATCTCATTAAGACGTGGCAATGTTACAACAAAGAAAGTAGACGGTATCCACGAGGTATATTCTGCTCGTGTTAAAATGAATCGTAAACCTTTCTTGCTATCTATTACAATGTTACAAACATCACCATCTCTTGTTTATTTAGAGCAATTATTAGCTAGAACAGAGAGAAGTCCTGATTCATTCTTTGGTGTTATGCTAACAGGTAATGGTGGTACAGTACACATTAACAGCACAGGTTATATAGAAACTGGTGCGGATTGTGACTTAGAAGAAGCTCTAGGTGAAAGGACATGGACAATCTGTGTTAATCCTTATGTCTTTGGTGGATTGATAGATTTACTTGTTTAAACATCTAAACAAGCTAGGGTAGTTTGGGAAAGCTACTCATTTATTTTACCTTGAGAATGATTGTATTCTCTATCATTTAGGCGTATCAAAAATGTTCAAGCAAAAAGAAGTCTTAATTGGCTCTACCCAATATACCATTAATACATTATCTGCAACAAAAGCACTGTCTCTGCAACCAAAGGTTATGAAGCTGATTGGTCGTAGTGTTATTGAATTTATGAGTGCCGGTGATGTTGCTAAAGCAGATTCCACAGAAATCACTCCTGACATCGAAGCTAACGTGTTATCACGAATTGCTGAGGTGTTCTTAGAAGATATGGAGAAAGTGGACATTGCTTCATTATCTAAAGAATTAATTGAATCTTGTGTGTTTAAGAATGGAATGAGTGTAAACTTTGACAATGAGTTTACAGGTAATTTAGCTACATTATATCGTTTGTTGTTTGAAGTGATTAAGTTTAACTTCTTAGATGTTTTTCTAAACCTCGCTTCCGACAAAAAGTAAGACAAACGGAAACGAGTGATGAAAGACTATCCTCTCGTCTTACAAAACAGATAAACGAACAATTTAGTGTTCACCCTGAGATATATAAGGTGATTACAAGCCAAGAGCCTAGATTAGCTACATTACATGAATTGCAAACAGTGTATTCGTTAGAGGATTTATACGACTTCTTAGAAATCTTAGAAGTGAGGGACGCTATCCTTGCAGAAGATAAAGCTCGCAGAGATAAAGAGAAATAAGGGGCTATAAATGTCACAACAGATTGCTAGTCTTTATGCTAGTCTTGGTTTTAATGTTGACCAATCGGGGTTGACAGCTTTTAGAACAGAAATGCAAACTTTAAAGAAAGAGTTTACAGAGGTTCTAAAAGATACAGCTAATATGAACAGGCGATTGAAAACCCTTGCAGGACGCATGGGAGAGTTTAATCGTTTATTCAATCCTCAGAACATTACAGATTGGCGTAAACGATTAGTAGCTGCAATCAGACAATATAGTAATGTCATGGACACAACAAGACAGCAAATGGTGACGTTTGGTCAAGATGTGTTTCAATCTGAACGAAAGCTACATTGGTTTGAGAATCGCTTAAAAAGCAACATCACCACACTGGACACCTACCGTCAACACTTAGAGCCTGTTGTACTACTCCTTGAGAGATTGAGGGGTGCAGCAGGTAGTCCATTACCAAGACCTAGTGGTGGGTATGGTGGAGGAGGTAGTGGACAAGGTACTAGACAGCATACAGGACAAGGCGGTACAAGTGTAGGTGGTGGCTTACTGCAAGCAATGGGGGTAGGTGCTTTCTTACGTCCAATGTTGCCTACTGGTATGGGCATCGGTGGTATGCTCGGTGCAGGATATGGTTTTAGAGAGTTAGTCAAAGCTGGTCGTGAGATGCAAGCTATGGAGATGAAACTTCAAGCTGTGTCTGAAAACGCTGCTGTATTCAACAGTAACCTAGAGTTTGTTAAGAAAACATCTCACGATTTAGCTTTAAACGTATCAGAGTTTGGTGCTTCTTACGCTTCGATATTCCAATCTGCTAAAAGAACAGCAGGCGTAGAACAAATCCAACAAATGTCTGAGGGTATGAATAAATACTTTCGTACCTTACAGATGACACCAGAACAGATTAAAGGCTCTTTGAGGGCTGTTAGTCAAATGTTCAATAAAGAGGCGGTGCAGGCTTAATTCTTAGGCCTTGACTTTAGTAATAAAGTTTTATAAAATCACTTGAATTGCTGGAAACTCCTAAAGACCACACACTACAAAGTAGTTGGCAACAACAAACTTGAATGTTTGAAAAGTTGTGGTATGTAACAATGGACAATCAGCAGCGAAGCTACTCAAAGAGTAGAACGTTCAACGACTATCCCGACAGGGAGTACACCTAAAGTTAGGTGGAAGCGAGTGACCCCGAACAGGTAACGCTGAGGGTGATGATATAGTCTATTCTTTGTGGAAACACAAAGCTGTCGAAAGACGGGTAAATAGTAACGAAATTTACCGAATATTTTAGGAAGAATTGCGTGGTCAGTTAGCTGAACGTGCAGCAGGTGTATTTGAGATATTTGCTAAAGCAGCAGGGACAGATGTCAAAGGCTTACAAGACCTTATGAAAGAAGGTAAAGTAGGCTCTGATATTGTTCTTAAAGCAGGCGTGATGATGGGGGAGTGGGCTGATAAGCAAGGCACTCTTTCTGTAGCATTACAACAATCAGCAGCCAAGCAAGAACAATTCAATAACAAACTCAAAGAAATGTCTTTGTTGATATTGAAAAGTGGTTTAGACCAAGCTCTTGCTGCAATGTTTAGTACTTTAGTACCTATAGTCAACGCTGTTGGTAAAAGCATTGCTTTTGTACTGTCTTTGCTTAAAAAGATATGGACTTTCTTTAAAGCAATGGGCGTGTATGTAAAAGAAAACCCTTTATCTACCATCTTTATGGTAGCAGGACTAAGTGTTTTAGCTTTGATACCTATAGTCAAGGCTTTGGGTTTAGCGTTATCTTTGGTTCTAGGTAGAGCTATCATCAGTGCTGGTATTCTTAACGCTGCTTTCTTATTGATGCGGACAAGAATCCTTCTTGTATATGGTGCTGTTGGTGGTTTGATATATTTGTTCTCTGAGCTAGAGGGATACTTCAAAGGTGAAGAAGATAATTTCTTGATGACGTGGTATTATACTGTGCAGATGTTGGCTAGTGAGATGGATTTGTTTTTTGCTAAAACAAAATACAATATGTCACAAATGTTTGCTGGCGAACCTGAGAAACAGTTTTTAGACCAATTTGGTGACCCGCTTAGAAACTATAGTGATGTCCCTTTCAGTGACAAAATGAAGTTTACACTTTCGGATTGGTGGGGGTACTTGAAAAATGACCCAATATTTAATCATTTCAGTGGTAACAGTAGCAATTCACCTGCTCAAGCTGTACAACAATCTGCTCCTACTAACATTGAGAACAAGTTTTTCTTGAATCTCGGTGGGTTGTCATTACAAGATAAAACACGCTTAATGAACAATGAAACAGTGCAATTACCACCTGCAATGCTTAGACGAGATGCTTTAGAATACGGTGGTGTTGGTATTAACCGATAAGGAAATAAGATGATAATAGTTCTACAAGAACAATCAAGCAGTGATACGATTGTTTTCAGCAGTGTTACTAGCTTTGACGAAAGCTATAGTGGCACTGTTACATCACACCCTGTTGAAGATAGTACAACAATCACTGACCACTTTATTACTGATAACGATAAGTTTAAGATAAGTGGTGTTGTTAGTGATTTTGACTTTCTCAACCCACTAAATCAGATTGCTTTTGGTGTAGAGGGGTACGAAGATAATTCTGTTGCTAACCAATCTTTGATTAGATTCAAGAATGGTGAATTAACAAACGGAACAGGCGTTATCCCATCTAACAAAACACAAAACACTATTAAGAATAGGTTGATTCAGATACACAAGTTAGGACAGTTTGTCACTGTGTTAATGTACCAAACTCCGTTAGATGCTTCAACACCTGCTTTAATTGCTTCTAAGTTTAATTGCATTATCACAAACATCTCTTTTAAAGAAGATGCTGAAAGTGGTTATGCTGTTTATCCTGAAATCTCTTTAGAGCGTGTTAAACTTGTTAAGGTGAGTACGGAGTCTATTGCCAAAGGCAAGATACCGTCTATCCGAACACTCAAAGATGCTGTTTCTGCCAAGATTGCTAAAGGTGTTGCAGATAGGTGTGCTGACCAAACAATAACAGATGAGAATGGTAACTCTACTGTTAACAAACCTGTTGTAGATAAAGGAACAACTGTTCAACTTTGTAAACCAACAGATGAAGATAAGACAGCTTTACGTAATCTAACTTATTTTGAACAACGTAATGTTTATTTGCGAAATGTTACGGATTTGAATGCTGAGATGGCAGGTATCTATAAGTCTCTAACAAGAGTGTTGCCACAAGCAACAAGAACAACACTAGAAAACGAATTATCGCGTCTTGAACAAATCAAAGCTTACATCACAACAGACAGGAAGTAAGGTATGAGTATTCTATCCTATAACAAAGTCATAGATTTATTCAATGACCCTTATTACTCTGTATCTTTGCAGCTTGATGGTAATTCTTACGAGATGTCTTTCTTGTGGAATGAGAGAACAAAAAGATTCCACGCTACGCTAACAAAACAAAATGGTGTTGAAATATTTACAGGAATACAAGTGAATATGCTAACAGATTTTCCTGCTGTATCCACAGCTAAGGAGAATGGCCTAACAGGTTCTTTTATTCTTTGTCCACTAGACACTACTTTTGTAGAAACAGATGAGACATACAGAAGTTGGGCTGACTACTTTGTTTTAATGTATAAGATTCGTGTTCCAAAATAACAGGTGAGTAATTTTGTTATGACAAAATCAGAGAAGCAAGAAGCAGCCAAAGTTGTTTTATCTGAACTAGATAAAATTGGTGTTAAAGTAAAGTTATCTGGTAAATGGTTAACTTACGAAGGTAAGATACCTACAGAATTGTTTATGCGTATTTTAGAAGTAGACCAAGAGATGGTTAAAATATTGTCTTGTAAATAAGTGGATAAGTGACGTATGTACCAATACAACAGAGGGTATCAACTTACAATCAATGACCGTGAGACTGGTACGCTTTACACCTTAGACGGGAGTATTGGTGATGACGGATTGCGTGTTAAGTTTGAGATACAAAAGAATGTAGACAACAGAGCAGCTACTAACACAGCTTCTCTTAAAGTGTACAACCTTTCACAAGATACGTTGAGCAAACTATCACAAAAAGAGTTAGCTTGTCAAGTGGTGCTGAAAGTGGGTTATAACGGCAATCTTGTTGAAATCTTAGTAGGTGATGTATTACAGATACAAACCAATCAAGATGGTAGTGAGTTAGAGACAGAGTTTGTTATCTACGAAGGATTTGCTGCTCTTAATGCTGCAAAGATTAGTAAGACATACCCTGAAAACACAAAAATACAAGATGTTATTACTGATTTAGCTGATAACAACGATATACCAATTAAAAGCATATCTGGTGATAATAGTCTAAAAACACTAGCTTATGGATTCCCTGCTTTTGGTACATTCAAACAAATCCTAGACGAGATGTGTTATGCTAATGACCTTGAATGGGATATTGGTAATGGTCAACTCACTGTTAAAGATAAACGTGGTAGAACACCCGATGCTACGGCAGAAACAGCAGTCATCTTAAACAAAGACAGTGGCTTGATTGGCATTCCTCAACTTAATTATGAAAAGGTTAGTACATCGGTAGATGTTCCTTTACAAAGTAATGAAGAAAGGATAACACCTTTAGAAAAGGTGAACAAGAAAGGGAATGTTGTTAAAGCGAAAACACTTAAAAAGATTCGTTTTAATGTTGAGTGCAAGGCTTTACTAAACCCAAATTGTAAACCTAATTCTTTGATTAAACTAGAGTCAACAAAAGTACCAAGTCTTAGCAAAGACAAAGCCAATTACTACCGTATTCGTACAATCAAGTATTCAGGCGATACAAGAGGTGGTGAGTGGTACATGACCATTTGGTGTGATAACGTAGAGGATTTATAATGGAAGATACCTTAGAGAGTAGATTAAACTCTTTTATTGACTTCAAGTTCTCTGCATTGAATACTTGTATGTTGTGTGTTGTTGAACAAGTAAGAGACTTAGAGGAACAACGTGTAGATGTTAAACCATTGGTCAACAAGCAATTTGTAGATAGCGATGTATTAGAATATCCTGCCATCCTCAGTGTTCCTTTGGTTTTCCCTAGTTCTAGTACATCAGCAATTACATTCCCTGTAAACAAAGGTGATGTTGTTGTTGTCATATTCAATCAATCAAGCATTGATGTGTTTAAATCAGGCTCGCATACAGCACATGACCCTGTTGACACAAGACGTTTTGATAGACGAGATGCTATCGCTATCCCTTGTGCCTTTGCTTTTGATAAGGCAATTAACAAACAGTCTAATAGAACATTACCACATAGCACAACAGATGTTGTTATTGCTCATAACATTGGTAAAGACAATGAGTGTGAGATTAGGGTAAAGAGTAGTGGTAAAATAGAGATAAACGGAAACGATATGTACATTGACTCTAGTTTATCAACAAAAGGTAATGTGCGTGTAGGTACAGGTGCTACAGGTAGCTTTACTACACCAACAGGGCAAGTTGTTACAGTAGTTAATGGTATTGTCTCAAATATATTTTAGGTGAGAAGTATGAATCCACAGGGTAGTAGTGTTATTAACACACAACAATACGATGCTTACATTGACTCTGTAAACAGTGTCACTGATTGCAAATCGTTACAAGAAGTGGTTGATGGTGTTTTTGCATCAATCCAAGCTGAATTATCAGCTATAACAGATCAACTAGATAAGCTCCTTCCTTTACAAGCACTGCTCGACCCACCTGTTACCCCTGATGATGTTATTGAATGGATAGAAGGTTTGATTGATTCTGTTATTAAACCTCTTGTTGCACCATATACAAGTTTACAACTTCAAGTTGCAGCAATTACATTGAAGATTGCAGAGCTAACACAAACAATCACAGACAAAATGAAATCTATAGGTAGTTGTCAAATTGATATACCTACCCCTTAATAGGTGAGATATGGATATTAAATTAGACCCAACAACAGGTGATGTATCATTCTCTGCTACCACAACAATCATAGATACTGTTGATGAATATGGGTATGGTATTGATTACGGTGTAGCTTATGGTGGTGGTAGCGAATCCTCTTTTCGCTCTGCTATGTTTACTCAACTCACTACTTCTACTTCCGAAAACTTAGCACAAAGATTATTAATTAGGTTGAGAACATTCAGAGGCGAATGGTTCTTAGACGAGAATTTAGGTATTGACTATTTTGGTCAGATACTTGGTAAGAACAGAAACAAATCGACAGTGGACACTATCATACAATCAGAGATATTGCAAGAGCAAGAAGTGTTACAGTTAGCTGAATACAACAGTGTGTATGATAACGCATTAAGAAAGCTCAACATCTCTTTCAAAGCTAGAACATTAGATGGCTTCTATGCCGTTGTTGATTTAACAATTTGAGGACAAAACAATGGCTGGATTAAGCAGCACAGGATTTTCTGTTAAACGATTAGATGAGATTATTGCATCTTTGAAGGCTAGTGCTGTTACTAAGTTTAGCCCCTCTTTAGGTGTTGGTGATGTATTAGACCTTACGGACAACAGTGTGTTAGGTAGATGGATTAGTATTGTTGCAGCACCGATGTCAGAGCTTTGGGAAACAGCACAAGCAACGTATTCAGCTTTTGATATTAACCAAGCAACAGGTGTTGCTCTTGAACAACTTTGTGCTTTAGGCGGTGTTGTTAGAAACTTAGCTACTCCATCACAAGCAAGGTTGGTTAGCAGAGGTAATTATGGTATTACAATCCCTGTTGGTAGTTATGTAAGAAGTGCTAACACAAACAAAGTGTTTGAGTTTCAAGAGAATGTGGTGTTAAATGAAACAGCGTGTTCTGCTATCCAAGTTATCCCTACAACTGTGGCAGACAGCACGACCTATTCGTTTACTTATCAGGTTCTTGGTGTTAACAATGCTCCTGTTTCTGTCGCTTATACTTCTGGTGTTAGTGCTACTCAGTCTAGTGTTATCAACGGATTAATTACGACCATTAATACCTCTCATATAGGTTTTATCACCGCTTTATTGGTTGATAACCAGTTGCAAATACAAGTGACAGACCTCAACTTTGATTGTACATTCAATGCTTCTCAGTTTACAATTCTTAAAGCTAAGAAAGCAACAAATGCGAGATGTACAGAGACAGGTGTCACTCAACAAGATGCTAATACAATCCAAACCATCCAATCTCCTTTAGTTGGGTGGGACACTGTTACAAACCCATTTGCTGCTATTGTTGGTACAGATATTGAAACAGATGCAGCTTTACGTCTACGCTACCTTAAAGCTAAATTCCGTGACGGAATGAACACATACGAAGCCATATACTCAGCTATCTTATCATTAGATGGTGTACAACAGGTAGTGATATACGAGAATGAAACAGATACAGACTTTGTTAGTCCGCCTGTTCCTAAGAAATCGTTTTATCCAATCATCTTAGGTGGTATTGATAGTGAGATTGCTCAAGCTATTTGGGATAACAAACCTGCTGGTATCTTATCTTATGGCAGCACCACTGTCGCTGTAAACGATAGTCAAGGATTGCCGCACAATATCAGTTTTGATAGACCAACAGCTTTGCCTATTTATATCAGTATGACTATTGTTAAAGACGGTACATTCCCTAGTGATGGTGTAACACTTATTGAAGATGCTTTGTTAACACATATTAGCACACTAGGCATTGGCGAAGATGTATTATATAGTAGGTTATACACACCAATCAATGGCGCAACAGGTGGTTTCTATGTTACTTCACTAACAATAGGTACATCTCCTACGCCTAGTGGTACGAGCAACATTGTTGTTCCATTTAATAACATTGCTAACTTATCTCGTAGTAATATCGTTATCTCTTTTGTTTAAGGAGGATTTATGGCTCTCATACCTTTTGAAACAAAAGATTTAACAGCAGAGGCTAGAGGTAGATATACACAACAATTTGAGTATTCTACTCACCCTATCTTTGACAATTATATCACGATTGTCATTGACGAGCTACAAGAGCTTCAAAACCTGTTTAAAGATTTGACACAATTAAGGGATTTAGATAATGCTGTTGGCGCACAGTTAGACATTATTGGAGCGATTGTTGGTCAGCCTCGTTTATTGATCGACTTCAATTTATTCCCTTTCTTTGGTTTTGATGGTGCAACAAATGCTCAGACGTTTGGTACATTAGCTAACCCTAGTGTCGGTGGGGTATGGAAGTCTGTATCAGATAAAGAGGGTGAAGATTATCTTCTTAACGATGATGACTATAGATTCATTCTAAGAGCTAGGATTGCTGCTAACATCTCAAACACATCTCCTCAAGGTGTGATGGACGCTGTTAATTACATCTTACAAAGAACAGACACAGAGATAGATGAGGTGCAACCTGCTCATGTTGTCATCACATACTACGGTACATTGACACCGTTACAAGAATACTTTTTACGAGGGCTTAGTAGCATTGGTAGCATTATCCCTCTCCCAATTTGCGTATCATACGATTTAGTACAAGGATAATAAAATGGCAGCTAAGCAAGACCCCGTATCAGGTTTAAATTATGGTTGGGCATTAGGTGAAGATAACTGGAATGTTGGTATGGACTCTAACTTAGTGAAGTTAGGTGCTACTATTAACATTACTGTTTTAGACTTTGCAGCAACACCGTCTGTGTCAACAAACGGCACACGTTATATTGTTGCATCAGGTAGCGGTGCTTTTGCAGGACAGAACAACAAACTAGCTGTCCGTGTAGAGGACGTATGGACATTCTACACCTTACCAGAAGGTTGTGTTGTTTATGATGAAGATACTAACGCACACTACAAGTTTGAGGGTGGTAGTTACTCTTTGTTAGTAGATTTAAGTAGCTATCTGACTTCTGCTACAGCAGCAAGTACATATCAAACACAAACAGGTATGTCAAGTTATTTGACTTCTTCTACAGCATCAGCAACTTACGCTACGATTGCACAAGCAAAAACAGAGTATCTAACAATTGCTTGTAGCGATGAATCGACAGCATTAACAGTAGGAACGGCAAAAATAACATTTCGTATGCCTTATGCGATGACATTAACATCGGTTAGAGCTAGTTTAAGTACAGCGCAAACAAGTGGAAGTATATTTACTGTTGATATTAACGAAAGCGGCTCTAGTGTTTTAAGCACTAAGTTGACGATTGA